CTAGATGTAATTGCTGTAGCGACCAGCAGATCGAAATACCTAAACCAATTATTCCCAATAGCACCATACGCACTATTAAGGGATATCTTCTTTGCCATTTGAATGTTGTTATACTTCGATATATCTTTGAGAAGTTTGGGGTCTTTAGTGTCCTCATACTCCTGCTCAGCCTCAAGCATAAGTTTCTTATATTTTGTACGATCATTGTACATAGTCTCCATGATCTCAGGCAGGAACCCTCTCTTATCCTTTCTGAAAAACGCACCGTTTGGTGTCATACAGTGCTTTGTAGTATTACTTATCTTCCCATCTAGGATTTGATCCACAAGACCTTCAGTTTTTGTGCTAGGCAAAAGTGTCTCTGGCGAGATATTATATTGCATGATAAGGTGAGGATATAGAGAGTTTAAGTCAAAAGACATAACCCACTTGTGCATACCCACCTGTGGGTCTTTAACATAAGCACCCTCAAACTGCTCTGGTTTCTCTTGAGAAATCTTCTGAGGTATTACAATGTTTCTTTCACGTAAAGCATTGTAGATTAGGATATCCCAATAACGAACAGAACCAAGAACATCAACAAGATTCACCTTAGCGTCATACGCCATCGTGAGACAGAGCTCAATCAGTTTCATCTTGTCTTCGAGCTTATCAACAATCTCAACATCTTGGATATTGTAATCGATAAACGATTGGAAGTCTTTCTGATACCATTCACGAAAGGTTGCGAATGGATTGCCGTCTTTACGTTCGCCCAGTTCCACAGATGCTATATGATCTAATCGATAAGACTCTTGAGTTGTATACGTAAACTTCTTATACAAATCCAAATAATCTAAAGCAGCAACGCCTTGGATATTGAATGTTTGGTGTTTACGTCCCATCTTATAGACTTCACGTTCGACAACACTACCCCAAGGAGACAGACGTTTAAGTTCAGCCTCATCAAACAATTTGATGATACGATTAGCGATATAAGGAATATCAAAGAATTCTGAATTCCATCCAGTTATCACATCTGGGTGATTTCTCTCCCAAAAGATAAGAAACTCTTTAAACAGATGTACTTCACTCTCACACTCAACATAGGTAACGTCTTCACGATCTGTCTCAAATTTACCAACGCCGAAAACCATTATCTTTTTGTTCTGGTGATTCTTGACTGTGATAGCCAACATCTCTTCTTCAGCAAGCTGAGGATCGGGGAAACCGTTCTCACATTGAGTTTCAATATCAATGGTGAAAATCAGTAATTGATCCATATCCCAATTAACATCACCCTTGTAGGTGTCAGCAATGTAGGTGTACGGATACTGCGTATTACCAAAGACCAACTCTGGTTGACTTTTGTATGCTTCCATAAACTCTTTAGCATCTTTGATAGAATCAAAGGTAGTGCCTACAACAGGCGTCCCATCTAGAGTCTCCATCCCAGTAACTTCACGTACTGGCGAATACAAGGTTGGTTTGTACCTTACCTTGAACTGCTCTCGTTTTCCATTAATAACAGCTCGCACGAATAGTTGACTGCCCCATTGGAGCACATTAGTATAAAAGTTCATTGTTAGATAGTACCATAGTTATAGATGATTGTCAAGTTCCAATTTGTAAAAAGTGTATTTAACTGTTAATTCTTCACCAGCAGTCACATCTCTTAAAGTATGAAGAAAGTAGGAGCCTGGATTGCCTTTCTTGATACAATTAGGTGTTTCACTGTGATTATAAAATGCGCCGAGTGGCGTCCTTTCAAGTGAACAATCTATCCCATATGTAAAATGGGATTTGCCGAGGCATTCGTTAAAGGCAATATCTTCGACGGCAAACAATCCTAGTCCATGTATGCCACTGTCTCTTATTGTAACTGATTTCGGTAGGGGTAAATATGTCACTCAGTATCTAGTTCAATTCTTTTAGTAAGAACAAATTTTCGATTAGCATCAATAGCAAGGTTTAAATCTCTCATAAAATTACGGTTAACTAGAATAGGAGTCTTTTCACCACGATCATCTATGGTGAATGGCATGTTATACTCTTGCCCATTGAAGGACATTTTAGCTCTGATCATTGGACGGGATTCGTCACGATTTCTAAAGCCACCCAATATAATCTCTTTAACTTTAATAAGATCAGATGTTTCTGATTTTCCATTCAACTTCCAAATAACCTTTTTGTCTTTGATCTCATAACTGTCGGCATGAATAACAGAAGTTTCTGAACTATTACCTGTATCCATCTTACCAACCAGATTACCAAATTTCTCATGTGTGAATGTTTCCCATGTCCCAGCAAGGGTAGGAGTTTTCCACCAATTAGCATGATCTTTAAAATTCTCTAAAATGTGTGTGGTGATATCCATCTTGAGTGCTTCATCGAATCCCTGTGTGCCAGGCGAACTATTCACTTCAAGAATGTATGGGCCTTCCTTGTCACGGTTCTTAGCAGGAATAAAATCTACACCTACCCAAGAACCATTAACTGCTTTTGCAGCCCTAATACAATCATCTGATTCCCTGTCAGTCAGTTCATACTTGTCTACCGTTGCACCCAAGTGTACGTTAGACCTAAAGTCACCCTTAACAGTATTACGCCTCATAGCACCAACAATAATATTATTGAGCACCATTACACGAACGTCATGATCTGTTTTAACAAACGATTGTAGTATCAAAGAAATCTCTTCATCAATCTTAAACAACAACTGTGTCATAGATTCAAGAGATTTTTCAGATTCAACAAATAACACGCCAATACCCTTAGTACCGTGTGCAGTTTTTAAGATGACAGGATATGTAGTGTCTAGTTTTCGAACGCCGTTAAAGCGCCTGCAGCATTGGGAACGATAACAGTAGTTGGAGTAACTAGTCCATGATCGGCTAACCTCAGTGCTGTACGGTACTTATCAGAGCATGTTTCTATACATTCCCTAGAGTTAATACAGGTATAACCATTTTTCTCAAGTTGAGTTAATAGGTCTTTCCATGAGTCACGTTGATTAACTCCACCACGAACAATAATGATTGTATCAGCAGGACTTATCTCAAAGCCCTTTTCATCATCAGCATTGTGTATTGTACGAGTATCATTTTCGTATGTAAGATAAGCGCCATCTATATAACAAGTATATGATTTCAACCCAAGTTTATTAGCGGCCTTTTCAAATTTCTCTGATGTGGCAAAACTGTTTTTTGTAGTTTCCACAGCTTCGGGAGCTCTAGTAAGAACTACAATCTTGTACTTATCAGATTTTTCTTCTGTTATAAATTCCCTAAACTTTCCCATATACTATACTTCCCGCTTTTTACCTATGTTATACTTAGTCTCGAGCGTCCACTCATCCTTCTCTTTGAAAGATAATACTTTTATCTGACTTAGAGGAGCAACAGGTTCAGCTACGCCCAGTATTTCTACTAGACCCCAATCCTTCAATAGATTAGCTATGGTGTTTTTTCTTGCAAGGTCATTTTCTGATAGGTTAGTATCCTTACCATCCAAGGCAAATAATTCCTTAAAGTGTACGATAAAGTACTTTCCTTGCTTGTGAAGTATATGGCATGATTGATATAGTTTACGTTCTTTTCTGGAAGCCACACCAATTCGTGATAGTGTCTCCCGTACTTTCAAAAAATCATCGGGTTCTTTTAACCTAATCTCCAACATCTGCTCTTGCGTCCACTTGATCTCTTCCATGTTTCCCACCTTTATACAGTTTCTTCTTTATGGCAGAAATTTGATCATCATTTAAGATATCAAGAGCGGCCTTCGCCTTCTCATTATTATAACCATAATACTCTTTAACATATTGTAGATTATCTAACTTCTTCGCCTTCATCCAAGGTGTAAATCTCTTTCTTGGCCTGAGACTATTTAGTAAAAAATCAAACTGTAGTTTCTTATCTAGGTGGTGCATCTGGTTTATTACGTTAACCAGCTGGATAGTGTCTGGAAATGGAGCGACACATTTGTTGACGATATATGGCATATACTTCTTTTCCCACATTTCATCTTCTGTTTCTAAAAGCGTTTCCTTACTGTGGTTAATAGCTTTTAGGTAATCTTTTAATTCATACATTAATCAGCGAACCCTTCGCCCTTACAGAAATGGTTCAAACGGTGGCGAAATACTGCCCACCACAAGGCAGACAAACTGTCTGCTTTATATGTTCCATTCTTTACTCTCAATTCATACATTATAAAAATCCTTTAGGTTTCTTGTTGATGCATTAACATCATCTTGGTTAGCAGTATTTAGAATTAACAAATCTCTTTGGAATTGACCATCTGGCAACTTCATGATATTTCGAAATCGTGGAGGTTTACATTTGCAAAACCAGTAAACTAACTCCTCAGCTTTATCACCAATCATCTCTTTAATCAAGTCCCTTTCGCCAAAATTTACCATTGATGGCTTAAAAACTGTAGTACCATAAATCGAGTGGAACAATCCAGCATCTATTAAATGCTGTGGATGGCCTCCCAAGAATATACGATATGAAACGGCCTCTAAGTGATCTAATAAGGTTAGACCACTATGGTCTTGCTCACCACAACCAGCTTTAATTAGGAATTCAATTTTGTCTTCATAGTTCATTGTTTGTAGAAATCTAATCGATCTACATCGCCACCAGCTTCGCTGACGCACTTAAACACAATGCACGATCTAAGATCATAACACTGTCTACTAACTGGAGCTGCTTTGTGCCACAAGTGGGCATTAAACACTAGAAGTCTATTGGGGATATTCGCATTATATCTTTCAACATCTTTAGGCGGGTGGCCATGAAAACTGTCAGTATCTTTTTCATAGTCTAACTCTTCTCCAAAGATAAAAGTTCCACCATCATCCTTCAGTTTCCAATCTTTATTTGGATAATAGATCATAGTGAAATCACCATCATCCCTGTGCCAATGTGGTTCCATGCCATGAGTATGACCGTTCATATAAATTCTTTTGAATCCAGCTATGCCATACTTCTCTTTGAAATTATATTTATTGAAAGCAGTGTCCCAAATAGGCAGAACCCAACCATAGCCATTCTCTTCAACTTGTTCTGGACTTTCACCACAACGTGCAACCCAATGTTTGGTAGGATAGTTCTTATTAGAATATGAGTGCCAATGCCATTTTACTTGATCAACTTCGGCAGATATCATTTCAAAAACATGATCTTCTAATACATTATCATAAACGTCAATTTTTATACTCATTTCCACTTCACCTTCGCCATTAACTCTGTTAGACAAGCTAACATATTGATTTCTTGATCTGCAACAAACGCTGACTTGTATTGATAATCCCCAAGTATAACCACAGCGTGAGGTATGCTAACAGAGTCCATATTATCATACATAGTATCATAAATCCGGCGAAACACCCGTACAGGATCATCATTAAGATTGTTAACCACCCATTCCCTAACATTAGTAAACTCCTTAGTTTTCATAGAACCAATTAAATCAGTCAATGATAGCTCTTGTAAATTTACAAGCATACCAGCATCAATCTGTCCAGAAGCAGAATACCTTTGTAATTCGTTTAATACTCTCCGCCAGTCTGGAAAGTATTTATGAATAACCTCAGCAACTACTTTTTTCTCGTATTTAATTTCTTGTTCTTCTAGAATAGAACACACACGTTCAAAGAAAGCAACAGCAAGCTCCTGCTTTTCTGCCTGAGGAATACTAAAGTCTATAGCACTACAACGAGAATGTAATGCTGGAATTATCCTTGTTGGATAATTACAAGTTAGAATAAATCCACAGTTGTTGTGGAATTCTTCCATCAACCCACGAAGCGCTGGTTGAGTAGATTGACCATTAAGATAATCTGCCTCATCTAAGATAAGATATTTACGGCCACCTTCAAGTGATACCGTAGAAGCAAAGTTCTTAATAGTAGTTCTGAGAGTGTCAATGTTGCCCTCTTCAGAACCGTTAATGATCATCCAACTGGAACCCAGTTCTTCTACCATCGCTTTTGCAATAGTAGTTTTACCTGTACCAGCTCTACCATGTAACAACATGTTTGGTAGATCGCCCTGGGCCACAAACTCCTTAAAGGTAGTTTTGAGGTCAGCAGGAAGGATGCAAGAGTCTATGTCTTTAGGACGATATTGTTCGACCCATAAAAAAGTATCCATAATATAAATTCCTATCAAGCATTCATTGCGACTTCAAGTGGCGTATACGTAGACGCTGGTTCCAGAGCAATATAATACTCAATGGCCATCTTGACATTTTTGAAGTGACTAATGTTTTTAGCAGAACATGTCACATCGTATGCACCAGGCATAAGTTTGAGATTATCAACTTTAAACCAGAATTGATACGTAGCATCTGTAGGTTTAATGTCAACAGGAATCTCGTAATCATTTGCCTCATCATTCTTCTTGTTGGTTGCTTTCAGCGTACCGTTTTCAAGTGACATATCTGGAGCGCCGATAATAGAAGCACCCCTTTGAATATCAGCAAGTGTTTTATCAGTAAGA